GTTTTGCGCGACCTTACGTGTTTCGGCGCGGCGTATATAATAGTTCCCACGTAACTGGTACTGTTATTTTCAGCGATCGGCTGCCTTCAGCCTTTTGGACTGATTTTACGTCCACGCTCAAGCAATTGCAAGACATCTTCCATGGTATGATGGGTGCCCGCTTCTCCCTCAAGTTCCAGATCGTTGTCAACGCTGGCCCTGGTCAAGGGGGGGGTTTTCGCCTAGTCTTCATTCCTGGGGACTCCACCCTCTGCACCGAGGTTTTGCTCGAATACGTCTTCATCACCAAACAAACGCGTCAAGCGATTGTCAACCTCGCCACCGCTTCTTCTGGTGAGATGAATGTTCCCTTTATCTCGCCCTCCGATTACCTCGACCTTACCAACTCTATCCCCAACCAGGATTTCGGAACCATTGCCCTCGTTGCAGACACGGCTCTCGCTGGCACGCCCACTGCTGCCGACTTCACCGTGTATGTTAGTGGTTTCGACCTCGAACTCGGAGTTCCTGGCCTTCCAGCCGCCGATGCCGAGCCTCGCCGTTACCGCCCTCAAAGCCGTCACACCAAGGCCAAGCACGTCAAAGCTGATTGGGGCATGTCCGCTGCTGAAGCTGCCTACCACAACAAGCACACTGCGTCCGTCAACGGGGTGCTTGATATCGATGGCAGCCGAGGCGGCGGAAGTGGCCCCGTCTCCAATCTTCTGGACAAAGCTGGTGATCTTGCTGGCATGCTTCCAGGTCCTATTGCCGCCCCTGCCAACACCATCATCAGTGTCGCCAAAGGCATCGCCGGTCTTTTCGGCTTTAGCCACGAGCGCGTGGATTCCTACATGTGGAGCAACGCTAACTCAGTTCCTAATCCTTTCACCAGTGATGGCCACGAGTATTGTATCGTGGCGGCCTGTCACAAAGAGGCCCAACAAGTGCACTGGCGCGAGATATCTGGCAGCAGCGTGGATGAGATGACTATCTCCCACTCTGTCGAACGCTGGGTTTATGCTGGTTCTTACACGCTTTCCACTGGCGACACACCAAACACCACCAACTATTTTCGCCAAATGGTTGGCCCTACCCAATGGGACACTTCACGCACACTTCACGGTCTCGCTGGCCAACGCATTGGTCCTGACTTCAGCGTGTACGCGCAGTGCTGCTCACTCTGGCGCGGCAGCTTTGCTGAGAAGCACGTTGCCTACCCAGTTTTTGGGCAGTCTGCACGCCTCACGCTGTCGAAGTGGACCCACTGGTACAACTCTCCTCCTGCCTATACTGAACAAGACTCACAATGGACCGATTCTGTTGTGTGGGAGCTGGAGAAGGACACTGAAGCGTGTATCAACTTTCCCTACGAACATCCCTACCCGATGCTTCGCGCCGGAGACACTATCGGCCACATCCAAGCGGACTGTACGACTGCCCTGTCGAACACCGAGTCCGCTCCTACGTCCCTCGTGGTCAACCGCTATGTGCGGGCCCTCGAGGACTTTGTGGTCGCTGAGCCTTTCCCCGGCGTGATGTGCACCCCCTTCGCAACCGCGGGTGCAACGGCAGAGCAACCTGTTCGTAGATACCAACCCCAAAGCAAGAAGCTCACGCCTGGCGATTCTTGCATCGTTGCCAACCCTGTGCCCCCTGACATCGTCGAACGCTCTAAGTCTGCCCTAGCCCGCTGCTGGGGCGACTCCTTCGCCTCTGACCTCGTCATTGCGAAGCGTTTCCATCGCGTCTTTACTGTCGCGTCGGGCACAAACCAGGTTGTCTTGCGGCCCAACACCTTCGTCGCCAACACGTCGTTCCTTGGAGCCCTTGCCGTCCTGCCCACCGGCCTGTTCATCACGTGGCTCGATTTGATCGCCCACAAATATGCCGGTTGTCGTGGGAGCACCCATTACTGGAGCCCTCTTGCTGCCTATATTGGGTGGCTTCCGCACACCATTGCAACGACGACCCCCTACGCGCCCGCAAGCGCCGCAAGCGCTGCGAACACGTTAACACACTCCTCGGTGTACCTAGATGCCACGTCTCCCGTGCGCTTCCCGGGGACCTCGCAAACTGTGTTCTCGTGGGTGCGACACTCCTCCGCAGGAAACAACTATCCCCCCG